CAAATCGGCTATGTAACATAATCTGGACTACATTATGCGAAATCAGTTTTAATTAAAAATTGAACAGTTCTAGGCTTAAATGGCGCACCATTCAGCTCACATAAAAATCTTAAATCACGAAAAATCTTTTGATGTTTGTAATAAGCATCAATATGGGATTTATAAAGTCTCATTATTCTCTCCAGTGGCTAATAAGAAAAAACCCAATAAAGTACACCTATAATCAAAGCAATAATAAGTAGTAATTTGAAAATTCCACAGAAAAAACAACTATTCATTAATATATCCAGCAAAAGCGTAATCAGAGGGGGAAATATTCATATTGTCATTGTGTCAGTTCGTAGACACTCACTTAATATTTTTCTTCTAGTGTTCTTCATTGCGTAGCAGATCGATAAGCTTTTTTTGTTAAAAAGCTTATGAGCCTCTTAGAGGCTCGACGGATATTCTCTTTCAAATTCCTTTTCATAATGTTCTTGCCAGTGCTCATTCGGAATTAAGCTATTGCACATATGACAATAAGTATATTTTTCAGCGATTTTTGAACAGATTGCATTACCGGAATCACCGCCATATTCCAGAGCAAATATATAAATATCTTCTAGTTCTTGAGTTGTGAAATTAATCATATTAAGCCCTCTGCTTTAGTTTGTTGTTGTGCTTGTAGCTGTTGCTGCGGCTGCTGAAAGTAATTGAACGGTCTATCACCATCTTCGATAAGTCGCTTACAGTCGCTACTGGAGACATCATTAAGAATTGTTCCCTGCTGAGTGTATGCAACATATTTATTGCCTTTCTTCATACAACCCGCAAATATAGGTTTTGCAGTAACTTCATAGTTAATGTTCGGCTGAATGCCTGAATCATCAAATGGCTTATTGGGATTATAAGAAACTTGAACTGTCTGTGGATTAGCTCCTGTAACTGAACCACGATTAACTGTAAGATTCTCAAACCATGCGACACATTCAGGTTTTTCAACATTAGCAGCTTTACGACATTCAATATCAAGATTTGATTGGACTGTTGAACTCTGACCCTGTGCAGCAGTATTTTTAGCATCTGTTTTTTCTGTTATTTTAGTTTGATGTGGCGTACCTGTAGCAATCTGTCTAACAACGTTATTTTCTTTTGAAAAAGAACAAGTAAATAAAGCAATACATGCAATTAAGACAGACGTTAAAATCATGATGAAACGCCAAGGCAATCGGCGTTTATGTGTATGAGCAGTTGAAGAACGATAATATTTATAAAGATCACTAGGGAATACAAAAGTCGATTTAACTTCGGCAGTCGCTTTATTTTTAAAAGCGTTCGGGTCAATTTTTACTGTAGACCATTCATATTGAGTAGAACGCTTTAAACCGAAACTATTAACTAAATGGCGATGATGACCAGTAACAGCACGAAATGTTTTATGAACAAGGTCTGGAAACTGAGTAATTCCAACAATATCAAATCCACGATGACGATGAATTGTTAGGTCTTTAACAATAGGATCAACGGCACGTGATTCAGAAGAAAATACAGGAATATTCTGAATTTCATCATAAACAACAAATGAGCCATCAGGTAATTTACGCCAATCAGCATCAGCCGGAATCGGTCGAATCGTATCAATTTCAAGCCCAGCAATATTTGTATAAATGGTTCTAACAGGACGAATTTTATTTAATTTTAGATTATGTTCATTATTAACTCGTTCAATAATTTCATTATAAAAAATAGAACGAGAAAAATATTCTTCTATACGTTCAGATGATTTTAAGAAATCAAAATAGGTATTATCAAAATGAAAAACCTGTTCTTTTAAATCAACACCTTGTCCAACTTTTCGAACACAATATAAAAAATCATCAGATATTTTTTTATCCTGGATAACCTTTAGATTAGTTTCATATATTTTGGGATTAAGAATGATATTTTTCTGATTAGTTTTTTCTAACTGAACAATATCACGAACATTAATTAAAGTTTTTCCTGCACCTGGAGTGCCAGTATCTAAACGTATCATTTTAAATCTTCTTTAATGCCAAATTACCAGCATTCAGTGAAAGTCTAGTCACGATTGCTGCAAGTACAGTTGAAAAGAAAATATCAAATCCAGCTAAATGAAGGATTGCAATCAAGTCACCCGGTATTCCATACGCTTGCTGTTGAATAGCATTTACAGCCTGTTGAAAAGCGACATAGGAAATTGAAGAAGTAGTAAGAGCAAGACCAGCACCAGTGAGAATATTTTTTAACGTTCCCTTTTGAATACTTTGTAAAATAGTAGATAAACTCATTCTGTTTTTACTCCACCAATAATTAAAGCAGCCACAAAAAATCCAACAAAGATAAGAACAGGCTTTGCAGTTGATACTGTTGTACAAATCGGCTCATATGAAATTGGCATCTTGATAACACCCACACCCATGTTTATTTCAGCTTGTCGATCATCAGGACACATGCCACCGAAAGCTATATCTGTGTCTATATCTGGTTGTTCCTGATCAGGTATATCTAGTTCTGTATCTTCATTTTTCTCAGACGTAGCCCATTCTTTTGCTTCTGCCCATGATTGAGAAATTGAATTGGCCCAAGAATCCGCTTTTTGATTTGCTGTATTCCACCAGCTAGTTAATGTAATAGGAAATGAAATTACAGTTTGTGCAGCTTCGCAGACAAGCGGTGCCCAGCCACAAAATGCCGGAAATTCTAGTTTTATGTTTGTGACATTAGGTTTATCTGGATTTTGTGTTTGTTCACCAGTTGCTGTATTTTCAGCTTCAATTGATTTTGATGCTTCTAACTGATTAATGATGGGAGCAGCTTTAGCACTGTCTTTTTCAGCATCATTGATAATATCTTGTGCAGCAGCAGTAGTAGCAGCTTGAGCATTTGAATCACCGCCTTCAGCATTGGAAATAACTTTTTGGGCTACAACATCAAGAGGCATTGTTTTTTTGTCTTTTTCTTCTACAGTAGATTGGCCGACCAATTGACCTGCTACTTTTTCAGTAGATTGCAAGACACCAGCTTTTAAAACATCATATTCACAGTAAAAATATTTACCCCCTGAATAAGTATGATAATAATAAGTTGACGGATTTTTATAAGAAATACCAGAACCGTAAGAAATATACTTAGCATTATGATTCATATATTTAGTACAAGAATCCAAAGCAGAAACAGTAGATTTAGATTCATTAATTTGAGTAATCCAATATGCAGTACCTACAGGAACTTCTGTAGTTTCTGACCAGATAATTTGATTATTAGCAGGATCAAGAACCCAATCTACAGAACCTAGCAATTGTTCAACAGCAACAGACAAAGCATAACCAGCAGCACCGCGAGCAAGAACTTTTGCAACTTGTGTAGCATTGGGCGTTATTTTTGCAGTGCCTTTAGCAATTTTTGAAGCACCATTTAAGATGATTTCTTTTGTTCCATTGACAATTGCCGAAGCGCCAGAAGCTACTGGAGAACCTAAAGACCATCCGCCCAAACTTGCAGCATTTGCTTGGGTGATTAAATTAAAATAAAGAGTAAATGTAAGAAGTACAGTTAAAAACTTTTTCATTTAATCACTCTCCATATCCCATGTAATGCAATCCAAGGCACAATGACCAGTAACCAGTAAAAAATAGATGCTTCTTCCATACTCCCCCCTTAAATGAAAAACCCTGCCGAAGCAGGGAATTTCGAGCACTGATTACTTTGCACGTTTGACGTAAGCCCAACCCAAAAGCAACGCAACTACACCAGCAAGAATTGTTAGAATTGACAACACACCAGAAGAAACACCGCCCATTTCTGTTGAAATCTCAGTAAAGAGATCAGCAACACCAGCAGCATTAGCACTTGATGCAATTACCATTGTTCCTACAGCAGCACCAGCAGCTGCAAATGTAGGACAATGACGTTGGAACCAAGTTTTTTTAACTTGAGCAACTGGAGCTTTAATTACTTCTACGTTTTTGTAAGTCATGAGGATTTTCCTTTTATTTGCTCTGGTGGTAGAGGAGCATAATGAAAGACCACCCAATCAAAAGGACGTAGATACTCGCTATCGGTGTTAAGATAATGAGAGCATCATCCTTTGTGATTGCTAACTGGTCGATTACAGACTTGTATTCGACCCATTTAAGGCAGGCATTTGTGCTCTCTTCGACAATTTCACAGATGCTTGCCATTCCTTAAATTCTCTTAGTACAGTTATAAAAATGAACACAGTATTGAGCATGTACGCTGAACTGTTTGCCACACTTCTTGCACTTATACATAAACTGTGTCATATTGACTATTACCGTAAGTTATTGATTCTTAACATATTATACATTATACGAAATAGTGTATTTTAAACCTTTGATTTAATTGGT